TCTATCATCAATAAACCAAATACCTGTAATAAAGGTGATGATAAGAGCGGCACTTCCTAATGTTTTTAATATTTTCATTGTTTCTTCTTTCCTCTCATATAATGTTCTGAAGGCTCATAATTCCATTTTTTTCCATGATGACCTCTTACGTCAGCATAAAACATTCTTAATTTAACTATGATTTTTTTTAATGATAGAGACACCTCAATTAGGCCCCCCGCACCATGCCAGTAAAAACAAAGCCGCGAATAAAATTATTGTAAAACATCTTTGTCTTTGTCTTCGTCGATGTGCTGCTAATTTTTGAAGACGTAATCTTCGAAGCTTTAATGTCTTGTATCTCATGCATCCTACCCATTATTGACACCACTCGCATTCGTTTGTATCATCTACTACTAAACCTTCTTCTTTAGGTCTACATTCACATTTTTTACATGCGCAGGTGCCGTATTCATCAGCATGAAGATCGCCGCTACAATGACAATTGTGATTACATTGTTTGCACTTAGCCATCTTATTCCTTATTTAGTTGCTAGTTCGTATAATATGATTAGAGCTATAACTACACCAATAGTAACTTTTTTATTAGTGACAGCTAATGTCCACAATCTTTTAGCTTCTTGTTTTACTTTTTCCATAATCTCCTCCTATTTTATTATACCCCAATTGGCGCCAGATTCATAGTCTACTTTATTCGGAATTTCAAGAGAAACAGCGTCTTCCATAATATTTATTATTTTTTCCGCGTGTTTTTTTGATTTTACAGATATATCTAGTTCATCATGCACCTGTATATGTGGAATAATGCCTTCTTTATATAGCTCTAACATTGCTTTTTTGGTCATATCTGCCGCACTTCCTTGGATTAGTTTATTTAAAGCTTTGTAAGTATATGCTCTCTTGATCCCTGGTCCGTGTTCCGTGAGCGCTGTATCATGTGGTAATGCTTTGTGAATTCCAAACTGGTTTGGCTCCCATAAATGGAAGCGACAAAGGCGACCAAGAAGAGTTCTAATTCGACCACGATCCTGGGCACGTTGCATAACATTGTCCATTAATTGTTTTACGAATGGAACCTTATTATGATATTGTCTAAATAGTTCTTCCGCTTTTTCCTTACTCACTCCAAGTTCAGCTTGAAGTTTATTTTTTCCCATACCATAGAACAGGCCAAGATTTATGGTCTTGGCCTGATATCTAGGTATCTCTGCCATGTCTGCGACGATAGTATGAAAGTCTGCATTACCCCCTTTATATGATTCCAATACTTCGTCCACTCCGTAGAGATTCTGTAAAGTTGCATAATGTACCACCAACCTAGGCTCTTGCTGAGAATAGTCAAAACAACCCCATGTATGGCCTTCCTCGGGTATAAATAATGACCTGATCCGTGGTCCAAGATTCTTGTCACGTGCTGGTATTTGCTGTAAATTTGGGTTTGAATACGAAAATCTTCCTGTTACCGTTCCACCGTTATCTCCTCGTAATTGGTTAATTTCTGCGTGTATTCTCCCCTTGTGAGAATGTTTTATTATGGTATCAATGAATGTGGTATGGGCCTTATTAATTTCTCTGGCTCGGGCTATTCGTTTCACTAGTGGGTGGGGGTGATTTTGAAGAAAGTTTTTTGTAAATGATGGAGAATTTGTTTTTTCAGTGCGGTCGAATGGTAGGTGAAGCTTTTCAAAAACTTGCGCAATTGAACGTGCAGCCCATATTTGAACGTCTACTGATGTTTCTTTTTTTACTAATTGTAAGTATTCTTTTTCTTCTTCAACTAATTCTGCTTTTAATTTGTGAGCTGATTCTGCATCTGTTCGAACTCCTAAAAAACGCATATCGACTAGGCAAGGAAAAAGTTCAGTCTCTAAATCAAAAATAGAAGTTAAATCTTGGTGTAATATTTCTTTCTTAAGTTCCTGCCATAATTCTAAAGTTATCTCGGCATCCTTTTCTGCATATGCGCCGACATAAATGGCAGGTAGTTTATACATTTCTGCCTTGGCGTCAACCCCCCAACTCTTAGCAGCTTCATATAATTCTGTTTCATTTTTTCCTTTTCCAGTGTATCTTTTAGAACAGTTGTTTAAGTCATAGCGCATTTGATTCTCATCAACCAAAGCCGATGCTATCATTGTGTCGACTATTTTACCGTTAATACTTAAACTTAACGCGCGTATCCAACAAACGTCATACATGGCGTTATGGAATATCTTTGTGGCTGGTGTATTCAGTATACCTTGAAACCATTTCAAGACTTTTTTACGATCCATATTACCACCACCTTCGTGAGCAATCGGATAATAACCAGACCAATCTGTAACAGCGACAGCTACTCCAACAACTTCTCCTGCACCAACTACTGAACCAGATCCCATTCTAATATTTAAATTAGGATCTTTAGTTTCCAGGTCAATTGCTATTTCATCATACTTTGATAGGTCAGGAAATTCTTCTGGCGGCAGCCATTCTGTCTGTGGTTTAAATAATGGTACTTGTATCATTTTTTTATTTTAGATTCAAAAACTTGACTCATTTCTGTCTCATCTCCATAATCTCTTTCTATTGCCATATTAATATAATGTTTTGCTTTTTCTAAATCTTGTTTTTGTCCTTTTTGTTTATGTCTACATAAATATTTTATCGCGTTGCCTTCAGCGAATGGTAAATTATTTTTATTTATAAATTCTGATGGCTGTATAACCATAGATTGATAATGATCACCACCAACTTGTTTTTCGTATACACCACTCATATTTTATATCCTTTGTATTCCTGTTTTGGTGAGATAATATGAAGATGTTCCTTGGTCCTTGTTGCACCAACATAGAATAATCTATTTTCATCATCTGCATTTCTTTCATAAGCTTTCATTGTATTTTCACTTAAGTCAGTAAGTAGTACAACATTTTCTGATTCGCCACCTTTAGCTCCGTGTATAGTTGATAATTGAATTCTTGGTGATTCATTAAGTTTTTCACCATTCTTTCTCATTTTTCTTAAATAACTTATGTCTCTTCCAGGAGCATTATTAAATGCTTCAAACCATGGATCTTTAGTATTTAAACCATAATCTTTTGTAAGCTGATCCATTCCATAAAAAGATCCTTTTGCCATTCCTTTCATTTTTTGTTTATCAAATTTTTCAATTGTCATGTAAGAAGATATTTTTACAAGTTGATCATAACTTAATAGTTGACCCTGTTTTAAATGCTCCCAGTCAACAGCGGCCATGTGTAAATTTTGTTCTTTAGTTTTTTTAAATCTATTTTTGTAGTATAAACCGTTACGATACAAAGTATCTTCTAATTCATTTAACATATATCTAGTTCTAGTTAAAATTAACCATTCTCCAGATGTCATATCTATTTGTTCAAATTCATCATAACGACTTAAAGATCCTTCATGTATTTTTGGAGCCCAATTTTTATCAATTCTTTTTTTAATTTTATTTATAATACCCATAGCTAGATTATGAACTTTTGCAGGTATTCTAAATGATTGAGTTAGTGGCAACATTTGACCTTCCTGTGCAATAAATGAATCTACATCTGCACCTGCCCATCTAAATATTGCTTGATCATCATCACCTGCAATAAAAGAATCTTCAGTTTTGTTCCAGATAGATCTTGCCATATCCCATTGCATTAAAGATAAATCTTGTGCTTCATCAATAAACACAACATCAAAATTTGGAGATTTATCTGATTTTATAAAATTTAAAATCATGTCGTTAAAGTCTATAAGGTTATATTCTTTTTTGTATCTTTCTATTTCATTTGAAATAATTCGAACCTTGTCTCTTTCTAAGTCTTGATTATGTTCATGTAAATCATATTGTTGTTCTGGTGTAATATTTCTAAGTTTAGCTAGATTAATAATTCTTAAATATTCACTATCCGATGTAAAAATTCCTCCATGTTCATCTTCATATTTTGCGTAGTTTACTGGAAAGCCTAACTTTTTTCCAAGATCAACATAATGATTTTTCTGCATGACACTTTCTTTTTTAATACCTAGTTTTCTAAATGCGAGTGAGTGTAATGTTCTGAAATATGGAAGATCATCTTCTGTTAGATTAAATTTTTTAATTGCTCTATCTCTAGCTTCGTGTGCAGCTTTTTGTGTGAAAGCAAAATAGCCTATCTTATCTGGATCAGTTTCTTTTAAATAATCATCTACTTTGTTTAAAAGAGTCCAAGTTTTTCCAGTTCCTGGTGGTCCTAGTACTATTGTTTTCATTAGTATGGTGCCTCTTCTTTTAATACTTTTTGATTATAAGTATCTTTTTTCTTATCAAATTCTGTTACTATAAAGACCGATACTTTTTCTTTACCTAATCTTTTATCTTCACAACCACATTTTTCTTTTAACATTTGTCCTGTTCTTTGATAACCAACATCCCATCTACGTCTCATTAAAAATTGATGATAAAATCTATCAAATACAAAATGATGATGACCGTCTGAAGTCCATACACCACCTTTTTTAAGGTCATTCTTATCTGTGGATACTTGTCTATTTAAACAAAACTCTTCTAAGTGATTATTTAATTGATCTTCAGTACTCATTCCTTCTGCAGGTTTTGTAACTTCTGCATTATTTAATAATTGATTTGTAATTAATACCCAATCTGTTTCTTTAATAGGAGGTGGTCTAAATTTTAATTGGATCATACATGCTTCTTGGAATAAACTTTGCTGTCGTAGATATTTAACATTTTCTAAATATAATCTTTCTCCATCTACATTAAGATAATAATATGGATCTTCTAAATCTATAACTTGTAAATCAGTTAAATTTGGAAACATTATATCTTGTCCTATTCCAAATTTTCTTGTTCGACATAATGTTTTATCACACATACTACACATTGGTTCATCTTTACATTTATAACCCCAATCTTTTTTCTCATGTTGATTAGTAATTATTGAAACTTCTGAATCAGATAATGGTTTTTCCATTGCCTGAATATTAAACATTGTGATTCTACTCTTCCATTCAGTTGGCCATTTCTTTTTTGCATAAACACCATAATGAAAAAGAGTATTATTTCGACTTCCTTCTCCAATTTTATTTTGTGCTAATGCTTCTATACATGGAGGCCCGTCAGAAAATTCTGATTCGGGCCTCTGCACTTTTATGAGACCAATATCTAGTTGTTTTACGTTATTATAAATCCCATAAAATTCTTCTAAACTTGCTGCTGTGCCGTCATCTTTAAATGCGTATCTTGTTGTATTATCTCCATTGAAGTATGGTAAATTTAAGAAATTACCTGTATCGTCTTTTGATTTTAATTCTGTCTGTTTTGGAAATACTTCAGATCCACCATAACCTAACACAGCTTTTATTTGTGTAAGTTTATCTCTCATTGATTTTGCTTCTACATAATCATTTGCAAATAAAAATACATGAGCTCCTCCAGATTTAGATCTGAATACTATTAGTGGTAAATTTAATAATTTTATTTTTTGAATTAATTTTTTGTGATCAAAGCCTGCATATGTATCTATGTCTATGCAACCCCATTTACATTTATTATTATCGTTGATCGGAATAATACCTAAACTACTTGTGCCTTGTAAGTGTTCTTTCCAATGGTTGTCTGTAACCTGCTCTCTTTTTACAAAAGATTGTCCTTTAACCTTAGTGCCGTCACCATTTGATTGATTTATTTTAGTGACACCATGAGCACGTTCCAGTCCTGTAAATATTGTTTTAAACTTATTCATAATTTGTCTTAGGCGTTTCCACTCTCGCTTCCACGCCTAATCCTAGGAATCTAGTTTGCACTAGATGATTAATA